AACTTACACTTGACCATGTTAAACCTAAAACAGACGGCGGAGAAGATCTTACAAGCAATCTTGTACCCGCGTGCAGAGCCTGTAATCAAGGGAAAGGTAGCAGTAATTGGCAGAGATGGATGCGTCAGACATTTGGACATCGACCTCTAAGAGAAATGATCATTCTTCAACATATTAATTAACGATGGCAGACCCAATGTCGGGGTTAGATATGCTCCGTGAAATAATCGGACAGATTACTAACACCGTAAAACTTGTAACCGTCAAAGGTAAACAATATAGATACGACGCAAAGTCAAATTCTTATAAAGGCGAAGGTGGTAAAAGCTTTTCTATATCTCAGTTAAAAGGTAAAGCGAGAGAAGCTTATCAAACCATTAAAACTGCTGGAAAAAGTACAGCAAGTAAATTAAAGATAGGAGCAAAAAAGAAACCAAAGTCTTGGAGTAGACCAAAAGGTGCATTAACTACAACTCGTAAACCTCAATATAAAGTAGATGCAGAAAATAAAGCTGCTCAAGAAAAACTTAAATTAAGAAAAAAGACACGCTGGGATAAAGCTAGAACTAAACAACAAAAAGCAGCGTCTGGTAGTTATAACGTAAAACAAGAATGGAATCCCAAAACTAAAAAGTGGGAAACAAGATATGGACAAGGTACAACAAAGCCTAAACAAAAAAGTCCATTTACTAAGGGTAAAGAATTTGTAAAAGAGACTGCACCTAAAGTTAAAAAAGGAGCTACAAAAATATTAAAGAAAATCAAGAAAATACCGGGGGCTAAAACACTTGGAAAAGGTATAAGTAAAGTTTCTCCCTATGCTACTGGTGCTGCTGCACTATATGGATTAGCTGAAAACGTAGTTGATCATGCAAGAGAGGTAACTAACGTCGTTCAAAGAGTTAGAAATAAACCTTTAAAAACATTTGGTGCGACTGGTTACGAGAAAAAACTTATAGAAGCTTCAGAGAAGAGAAGAAAGAATAATAATAATAAGGTAAAGATTAATAAAGCTAATAATAATAAGCCAGTATCTAAAAAAGGTGGCGGGAACAATAAAAAGAAAGATGCATTTTCTCTTCCTAAATCAAAGATTACTTTTGAAAAACAATATGGCAATACAAACAAGAAGACAGTAGCTCCTAAGAAGAATAAGAAATCTCAGGCACAAATTGACTGGGAGAAGAAGACAAGAAATAGCCCAGCTCGTAAGTCAGGAGCGTTTACAGATAAACAACTTTGGGAAGCTCAGAAACGGCACCGCGAGTGGAAGAAAAAGAACAAGAGAAAGTAAACACCCAACCGTACATATAACCGCCGTCCGCAAGGGCGGCTTTTTTAATGGCAATTATTGAAAACGTCCTTAAGCACACGCTTAAGAACGGGAAGAGGGCGTTAAAGAACGGAGTAGTTAATGGAGTTAATGGCAACGGGATAAAGAACGGTCTTAAAGGAGTAGATGAGGCGTATAGAGGTGCAGAACTACATAAAGCAGCAAAAGTAGAAAAAGCTGCTAAAAAATCTTTAGAAGCTGTCTATACATTTAACAAATTAAAAGAAGAACCTAGACAACCTTTTCAGAAACTAGAAGAAACTTTAACTCTTTGGAAAAGTGAGTACGAACCCGGCACAAGAGAACACTTAGAGGACTTTGGTGCTTCTATGAAATTCTTATATCAAGCACAAGAGGGTCATGAAGGTCATGTCAACTTTGAACAGATATATTCGTTGTATGAAAAGCTAGGGTTTTCCAGAGATATCGATGGACAACTACACCGTATGAAACTTACTGGTGGACGATATGGTACTAAAGCAAAAGGTGGTAAATTTGAAGGTGGTCCTTATGTAGCATCTCAACCACAAGCTCAACGAAATATAACTAACAAATCGGCTGGCAAAACAAGAGGTAAACGACTTGCTTGGTCAAATGAAGAAAGCAGACAAAATTATAAAAACTTAGAGAAACAAAGAGCTTCTAATAATAAAAGAGATGGTATTACCTACGTTAAAAGACGTTATACAACTAAAAGTGGTGAAACCAAATTCAGATCAGTACAAGCTACAGGAACATCAGCTTGGATTATTGAACATAATATTGACCAAAAAAGCAGATGGTGGGATGTCTGGGGTACACCTGAAAGAAACAACTCAGACCCATTAAATACTTTTTTGTGGAAAGAACCTAAGTGGGTTAATTTTAAAAGTAAAGTTGAAAGACATTTAAAGTCAATAAAAGGTGAACCACTGGCAATAAAGATGAACGATTCTAAAACGGCTATAGACGTTATACATATCGACTCAAACGTAGTAATAGGAACCTTAAGCCTAGACAATTACTCCGACTACAAACAGGCTTTAAACAGTCTTCTAAGGCTTGTTAAATAAACCCTTCCACTTTCGTACATGAATGACGTTTTAACGTCCTTACAGGACGATTTCAAGCTGTTTCTGCAAGCATTATGGGAACAGCTTGATCTCCCGTCCCCTACACGGGCGCAATATGCAATAGCAGACTATTTACAACACGGACCTAAACGTCTACAGATCCAAGCTTTCCGAGGAGTCGGTAAATCATGGATTACAGGCGCGTTCGTTTTGTGGACACTATTTAAAGATCCAGAGAAGAAGATAATGATTATCTCCGCTTCTAAAGAACGCGCAGACAACATGTCTATATTCCTGCAAAAACTAATAATCGAAACACCATGGTTAGCACATTTACAACCCAAATCAGACGACTCAAGATGGTCACGGATAAGTTTCGACGTAAACTGCAGTCCACACCAAGCCCCCTCAGTGAAATCCGTCGGGATTACTGGGCAATTGACTGGATCACGCGCAGATCTGATGGTACTAGACGATATCGAAGTACCCGGAAACAGTATGACGGAGATGATGCGTGAAAAACTTCTTCAACTTTGTACGGAAGCGGAATCGATTCTCACACCAAAAGATGATTCCCGTATTTGTTACCTTGGGACTCCTCAGAGTTGCTTTACTGTTTACAATAAGCTTGCAGAGCGGTCGTATCGTCCATTTGTTTGGCCGAGTCGTTACCCCAGAAAGCTCTCCAGTTATGAAGGTCAAATAGCTCCACAGCTACAAGAAGATATAGATCAAGGGGCAGAACCTTGGGAATGTACCGATCCAGATCGCTTTGATGAAGATGACCTAATTCAACGTGAAGCGTCCATGGGACGGTCTAACTTCATGCTTCAGTTCATGCTTGATACAAGCTTGAGTGACGCTGAGAAGTTTCCACTTAAGATGTCTGACCTTATTGTTACCTCAGTCAATCCAAAACAAGCTCCAGAGTCCATTGTATGGTGCTCAGACCCACGTAACGTAATTAAAGATGCTCCAACCGTAGGCTTACCCGGAGACTACTTCTACAGCCCTATGGACATCGTAGGGAAGTGGGATGACTACCAAGAGACGATATGTAGCGTAGACCCCTCTGGAAAGGGTGCAGATGAGACTGCAGCAGCCTTTGTTAGTCAACGTAATGGTTTCCTGTATCTACACGAAATGAGAGCCTATAGAGACGGCTACAGCGACGACACATTATTAGACATCCTTAAAGGTTGTAAGAAATATAACGCGACAACACTTCTTATTGAATCTAACTTCGGTGACGGTATAGTCGCTGAACTCTTTAAGAAACACTTAATTAACACTAAACAAGCCATCCACATAGAAGAGACAAGAGCTAACGTTAGAAAGGAAGATCGTATCATTGATTCACTTGAGCCTGTCTTTAACCAGCATCGCATGGTTATTAATAGAAGTGTTCTTGAATGGGACTACTCTTCCAATAAAGACGAAGCTCCAGAAAAACGTCTCCTCTATATGCTCTTCTACCAGATGTCTAGAATGTGCCGTGAAAAGTTTGCCGTTAAACATGACGACAGACTTGATTGCTTAGCTCAAGCTGTTCAATACTACACAGACTGCTTAAGCATCTCAGCACAACGACAGATACAACTTCGTAAAGACGACGAGTTTAAAGACATCCTTGAATCCTTTAACGATGACCCCCAAGCAGCGACAAACCATTTAGTAATGGGTATGACGCTAAATCAACGTAAACAAGCTAGAGGGTTAGCAGATGGAAAGTCAGTACCCACTTGGGTTTAGGGGTGCGACGGGCTAATAGGGGGAGAAGGGTGGACTCCCCCGCCTAATAAGACATCCCTTTCCTTAATATCCCTTAATGATATTACGTGAAAGTATCTCCTCTACCCACTCTACAATGCGTGAAACGAACGCAATACTGATGATATGTATATCCCTTGAATGGATATATGAATCATCCCTATTGTATTACGTACTACGTAAGTAGTTATGTATATAGATATTTACACGTGTAAAAAACTATCCACTCACTTATAAATCTATTGACCACTCCACACCAACCGAAACAGATTAAGTCTAAGTGGTACTACATCTTCTGGGGTATAGCTACCTTAAGTGTAGTGATTGGTCAGATGCATGTGGCTAACTCTTATAACCGCATTTCTGACAACTTAGAACATATGATCCTTTCCACCAAATGAAATTATTCCTTGATACCGCATCAGAAGATGACGTCGTACAACGTATTGGTACAGGTCTTATCTCTGGTATCACAACTAACCCTTCCCTAATACTTAAATCTAGCCTTAGTACTGATCCCTATGACGTATATCACAGATTAGTTAAAATACCTGATCTGCCTGACGTTAGCATTGAAGTCGTAGCTGACACTGAAGACCAATTCATTGATCGTGGTCTTAATGTTCATAAGGAATATGGTCCTACAGCAACTATAAAGTTGCCCTGTACGATGCACGGTATAAAAGCTTGTAAATATTTATCAACCATAGGAATTAGAACCAATGTTACACTTGTCTTTAGCCTTAGCCAAGCAATACTGGCTGCCATTGCTGGTGCTACTTATGTTTCTCCCTTTGTGGGTAGATTAGATGATAATTCCTTTGATGGACTTGCACTGATAGAACAAATAGCTTCCCTCTACAAATCTAAATGCATAAAAACTAAGGTTTTGGCTGCCTCAATTCGTGATGTACGCTCTGTCGCGCTGGCATTTGAGAAAGGAGCTGATATATGCACAATCCCTGTTGGTGTCTTCGATAAGATGGTGAATCACGTATTAACAGATCAGGGGTTGGATAAGTTCAATAAGGATTTCGTTAAAGCCTGTGAGAATTTGGCATAAATTTCTGAAGCCTTTACTTATACGAGGGCGGCAGGACGCATCCCCCCATGGGGGTATCAATTAACGCAGGCGCGGACGCGATCAATTAACGCAGGCACGCGCGAGGTTGGCTGAGATCGCTTGGTATCACTGGGATGATGCCGCACTATGAATGCACCATCACGCCTTACGCGATCAATTAACGCAGGTACGACGCGCGTTAATAGTCGCGCGATACCAACTACCGCGCCCGCGCGTGAGGTGAGCAACAAGCGATCTGTATGTTCATTTCAACACAAAGGCTAGACACCAGTCCAGCACTGTGATAATCAATCCAATTGTTTTAGATAAGCGATTCTTATCACCACTGCTACCACTGCGATCTGCCCACTTCTTGCAAATGAGATGCTTGCAAAGGTGGAAGCAATCGGTTATTGTACTTTCATAGGATTCTTGAAGATTGAGATCTTTCGAACTCTCGTTAGAGGGTGAGAGAGTTCTCAAGATTCAATCAGAATCCATGAGACTTAACTCCGAGGTGGTGTCCCTTCAGCCTCAACAAATCTGATTCGGTGGTGACCCTTCAACCGAGTCATACAAACGAGTTTAGAGCTACGCTCTGTCGTCAAGACAGATGAGTCCAGTGAAACCCAACAGGACAAGTACAGCGTGACCTTGATAAGTCACAGACTTAGCCAACCGAGAGCTAAGGATCTAAACGAATCAGAACAAGCAGCCCGTGCTAACTGAGTTCATACATCAACATCATGAGAACATGATCACCCAGAATGCATCGGCGTTCATCAAGGTTCGAGTCCTTGACTGGGTTTCAGTTGCTTATTTAATTATGCAAACTTATCAAATGTTCATGGGTAGAGACATACCATCAGGTGGTTACGTTAGTAACCAAGAGTGGGATGAATTCTGCAAATCCTGCATTGATACACGCTTCGATGGTTACACCATCAGTGACGTACAAGGATGCTGGAAAGGTAAGAGAGAAGACACCAAATGCGTGACTATCACTACCGAGTACAAGGACTTAATCAATCAGGTTGCGACTCTATTCCGTGACACATTCAAACAAGACAGCGTAGCTGTACAAACTCTTCCACCTATGGAATTTGTATAGGGTCGTAGAGGGTTCAAATCCCTCACTGTCTCTGGGATTTATCCCTTTTATTCTTTACATTTATTATCATGTTTATTATCTCATCAAGATACAGCGAAGCTGTTGAGTTTGTTGCTGTTAATCCTTTTAATGCAACTGCATTAGTACGCTTCACCTCTGGTGGTGAGTATCTATATCGCAATGTATCAAGGACAAAACTAATTAACTTGATGCTACAACCCAACCTATCACTAGGTTTCTGGGTTCAGTCCTTACGTAAGGATGCAGTTCGTCAGTGTAACTACAACGACAGAGCTGGTGCTATGACTTACGAGTTGGTCGGTTCTTCTGTTAGTTCAAGGACACTTCCAGTGTTACTACAACAGCATGACTCATTAGCTTCTGCTTGATATGAAGTTTACAACTTACATCACTGATACTAAACACATCCCTCTCTTATTAGAAGAGGGATGGATTGTATTCAAGGAAAAGTGGACTGATTGTCCGCAAGAAGTTTACGACTTAATTGTTAATAGTTAAGGACGCAAGTCCTTTCTTGGATGATTAGTTAAATGGTCATAACCATGGATTGTCTATCCATAGTTAGGGGTTCGATTCCCCTATCATCCGTTGCTACTCAATGAGAGTAGTTATTAATTCTCATGCGTAAGATTGAACAGTCTATGCTCTTTGCTATTAATAACAAAGGTAATTGGCGCAGTTCTAACACGGAAGTAGTGAGGGTATTTAACTCTCACTCTGACGTCTACCTTCATGGTAATCACATAGCTACTGTCAAGGACAATGGTGATGTGAGTATTAGCAATGCTGGTTGGCGTACTAACACTACCAAGTCACGTCTTAATGCAATCATTAATGAATTCTTAGATGGCACCAAGAATGGTGTCTATCAAAAGAATCATGAATGGTTTGTCACTGACCATGGACGTGACTATGAATTTGATTCAAGTGCTTGGTATTCATTCAAGTCGAATGCTTTAGATGTTACTCATTCAGTTACTAATACTGAATTGATTGCTGTTTAATCCTTCCACTTTAGTAATGATCTTTATCTACCCATTAGCACTAGCTCCGCTAGTTGTTACTTATCTTGCCGTATTTCATTTCGATTCTTAATTATGTCAAACATTAATAACGAGGCTCTATATGAGACCTACTACGAGGAAGTAATCGAGGAAGCAAAGCTTTCCGATACACTTCATAAGTTCTCAGCTCAAGATCTACATCTTGCAGTAATGAATAAATTCTACGGGTATCAGTAATGATAGACGGTAAAGATTATTCATTCATTACTTGTACTAATCATGCAATTGGGCATGACTTAGATAGCAAGTTAATACATAACAATGATGTTGAGTTTAGATTACAACAGCTACAGATTGCGTACCCTGATAAACAATTTAGGGTGACAAGATGTAGACCTTAAGTAATAAATAGTGAGGATATATCAAGGACATTGGTATATCTTCACTCTCATTTCACAATCAAGGATGCTCCTTGTTGTTCACAAGCATCGGCAAGGACGTAACCGTAACACTCTCTATAAACCAAGGACGCAAGGACGTAATGGAAACTATTCAACACAAGGACATATTCAGAAATCGCTTTGCCTTTACTACCAAGGACGTAGAAGCACATCTAAGGATTGTAATGGACATATTACCTGAGCTACCAAGTACGGACGCTAGGCATATAGCTGAGCACTGTTACATGAGGTATTCAACAGCGACATATGACAACGTCTACGAAAGTATCAACCACTTCTATGAAGTATTTGAAATCACCAATCCACTACTACTTGGAGACCCAAGTTATTAACTATGACTATCAAAACATGGAGTGAACAACACTTCCAATCTCTCACACCTGAACAACATGCAGTTAATAACAAGTGGTTCAAGGACATGCTTGCACTACTTAAGGACGATGGCGTTTTAGGTGTACCAATGATCGACAAATGCTTTGACAAACAAGGAAAAGAGGTAACTGAACTATGAAACTAACTGACATCACGCGTTATACACGTGCTGGTAGGTGGGGCAAAGGTATCCAATGTCCACATTGTAAAGAAATTAGTTGGGTATATCACTTTTCTTGGTGCGGACTTACGTGCCAAGGCTGTGACCAAATGGTAGACAAATACGAATGGAAGGTCGCAACACCATGAGCACACCATTACATCACGGATGCGACTGCGAACACTGTCAACGTATAGCAGAGCAATACGACTACTTGGAATTAATCCAAGGAGACATACTAAAGAATACAAAGGGACGCATCAGACCGCAGGCAATAAGACAAGCACGATCAAGAGTTAAAGCTTATGTAAATTCTCACAAGCATCAGGCATGAAGCACGACACATTATTCCGCATCTACTTAAACAGTAGACGACCGAGAAGTCCTTTATACAAGCCAATCCGTAAACACTACAACGTCAACCTATTTGGGTAGCTGCTTATGCAATCAATCAAATGCATTTACAAGAGTAATGGTTCTATTGAGCATAGATATTTCGCATTTAAAGACAGTGATGACATCGAAGACATTGCATGGACATGTAAACGATGGGCTGATCGACACCAGAATACCCTTATTGACATTCAACATGGCAAAACGAAAGTATCTCCCGAACAATTGGCAAGCCTACAAGGACATGCCAGACGACTTTTTCCAACCTCTGACATTTGAAGAGTTTGAGGATTGGAAGATCAATGGTTATCTCATACCTGACTCAGTGTCTTGCATTATGAGAATCCAGAATCCGAAGACAGGAAAGATTAAAGAGGTCTATTACAACAACACAAAATGGGCACAGAAGCGTGTCAAACAGTGCATGGCAAAGAAAGAGACATTCACTCTTGTTTCCATGGACGGAACATTTCACTTATCACCACAGGAGCCATTTACCTATGACAAAAACATTATTGACTGAATTACCAAGATTAATTGACGCTATTAATAGTAACGACAATAAAGAAGAGCTTATACAATTAATTACGGAACAAGTAGCAGATGATACGTATAAGATCGAATAAGTCATGATTTTATAATTACTAGACTTGCTATATAAGTAAGATTAACTATTATCTTTTCTGAACTAAGATTTCACCTATCTGCAAAAAAAATGGAACTCTACTCAAAAGGCGACTTCTACATTGGCATCGAAGATGTAAAGTACTGTGAACTATCGTTACACCTTGGTAATTTGTTAGTAGAGTACAGGTGTCCTAAGTCTAGGAACAATGACACCCGATCCATGGAGGCAGTTAACAGACCTGACGATGTCAAAGTTACTAATGGTAATGGAGATTCTTCGCAGTCATGATAAAGAGATTCCATGTCAAACTGTCGCTGTTTTCTTATACATAGCATCACATGATGACGTTACTAAGAAACAACTTAGTGATCCTGACGTTGGACTTGATATGAGTTCAGCCAGTGTCTCTCGTAACTGTGATTGGCTCTCTGGTCGTCATCGTTTAAACAAGGAAGGACTTGGATGGATCCTCAAGTATCGCGATCCAACAGATCAGCGCAAGCAGATCTACAAGCTCAGCGAAGAGGGTAAAGCTCTTGTTCGCACTATCAAACGCATACTCTATGAAGAGTAAGAAAGTAACTTGGGGTGAATGCCTTGAGTTCACAAAGAAAACTACTTGGCAAGGGAATGGACGGAAGTCCGCGCTCCTTTACTCAGGTAAGTTCACTGATCTTCACAGTCATCAGTTTGACGTCACGAAGATTACAGCTCGAATGGTCCTTGAAGATTGTATTGAGTTAAAAAATGGTGCTTATGGTAAGCCACTGAAGCATGGATCTTTAAATAGATATGTATCAGCAGTGTCGGTAGTGCTTAACCACTCCAAGACACATGGCTTAATACCATTTGATCACCCTATACCTAAGTTCACTAAGTTTAATCCAGCCGAGGATGCACAAGAACGCTTTGCTTATACAGCAGAAGAAGTTCAAAAGATGCACCAGTTCGCTCGTGATGAATTAATGAACGAAGCATTAGCTGACATAATCTTATTCGCAGCTTTAACAGGTATTCGTTTAGATAAGATCCTCAGTCTGAGACCAGATCGTGTGGATTTTGATCAGAAACTAATCACTGTTGTTAAACCTAAGAATAAGAATCAGCAAGCTAGGACATGCGGCATACATGACTCTTTGCTTCCCATACTTGTACGAAGGTGCAAGGAAAACAGGACTTACCTGTTTGGGGATGATTGGACACGTACCAGCAGCAAAGCAGCTCAGAACGCCATTAGAAGAGCTTTCCAGAAGTGTCTTCTACATATAGGTAAGCCCTATCCAAATCAAGGATGGACTTTCCATGGCTTACGTCATACATGTGGCACCCTTCTATACCAGAGTGGTATTCACATATTTGATATAGCTAAACAACTTGGTCATAGTTCAACCAAGGTCACTGAAAGATACATGCACGCGAACGATAAGCAGCTCGCAACAAAAATAAACGCGATAGACTTCGCAGTTGCGTAGTGCGCCTCGTCCATAGCATGTTGTTTTCACCACTATTTGATACGTTTTTGTGCAATGTTAAGCCCTTCTGTTACACTTTTATCGCTGAAAAGCCTTGGGAGCGTGGTGGAATTGGTAGACGCACCGCACTCAAAAACCAACATCAATAGTTAACTTAAGTGGAAGGGATTAGGTAATAAACCTAGTCCCTTTCTTCATTTATAACTGTACGAAAGTGCAACAAAAATCCGTAAAAAAATCTACCATCAATGCCGACACCACTAGAAGTCGAAAGACAGATCGCATTTGAACGTAAACAGGTAAGAGGTGGTATTGAAAAACTCAGGAAAGATACAAAGAATCTTGAGGAAAAGACTTATGCATCTGCCACTGTTTATGGATCAGTAGCAATTAGTTCAGTTTTATTAGATCTAATTTGTTACATAGATAAGAAGAAGGACAAATATAGATTATTAAATGGTACGGACATAGCACTTCACGCTAAGTACACATTTCCAATTGATACTCAAGTACAAGCGTTACTTGCACTCAAGGTCATATTTGATCATGTGTTTTCACCTCGTAAGGTTAAGCACAATGTAATGACCATTTCATTAGCAATTGGACATGCAATAGAAGGTGAAGCTCAACTTACTTATTACGAATCAACTGGACCTGAATTATTTGAAACATTAAAAAGAAATTATTGGCATGAAGCAAAAGGTACTGAGTACAAAAGAAAATGTATTCAAACCTTGATGCACAAAAAGAACATCATTCCATGGACGTCTTGGGATAAGACAACTAAGACAAAGATTGGTTTATGGTTATTGGAATGTGTTTGCGAATCAACTGGGTACTTTGAGAAATTAAATGTACGTAAAGGTATTAAGACCTACTTAACACTGGTACCTACAGAAAAGTTCATTAAGTACCAAGAAGAGATTGTTAAATGTGCTGAGATGTATAGCCCTTTAACAAAGCCAATGAAGATACCACCAAGGAGGTGGTCAACACTTCAAGATGGTGGATATTTCCTTAATGATCTGACTCGTTGTTACGAGATGGTAAGGAGGGGGTACGACGGGCTAATACAGGGAGAAATTCCTATTGAGTTTCTTAATAAAATCCAAGAAGTTGGATACCGTCTAAACCCTTTCACAATGGGGGTTGCAGAGGAATTAGAAAGTCGAGGAGTTCCCATAGGAAAATTTCGTCCTGTTATACAGCATGTAATACCACCTAAGCCAGTTGATATAGACACTAACGAGGAGTCACGTACTGAGTGGAAGAGAGCAGCTAGAGAAGCTAGAAACTTACAAGCTAACGAAGCAAGGAAGTCATGTCGAACTCGTATGACAATGAACATTGCCAGAGAGTTCAGAAATGATACTTGGTATTTACCTTTTTCCTATGATTACCGAGGACGTGCATATCCCATTCCCTCCTTCCTCACGCCTCAAGACACTGACTTTGGAAAAAGTCTATTGATCAGCGACAAGGGTGCATTAATCACGGACGAAGGTAAGGACTGGTTGTCTTTCCAAGTAGCAACTTGCTTTGGTCTGGATAAAGCCTCATGGCAAGAACGCATTGACTGGTGTGCAGATGGTACAAATAGAGAATTAATCAAGCGCGTAGCTACTGATCCTCTAGGTAACATAGGCGACTGGGAGAATGTGGACGAGCCATGGCAGTTCCTCGCTGCATGTGAGGAGTGGTATGCCATACATACAGGTAAAAGAGTTCACTCTCATCTTTTCGTGGCAACCGATGCTACTTGCTCAGGGTTACAGATCCTTGCAGGAATGGCTCGCGATAAGTCCACGGCACAGATGGTTAACGTCATCGGTAGCAATAAGCCACAAGATGCTTATAAGGTTATAGCTGATAAGAGTAAGCCACATATTCCAGAGAGGTTAAGAGCTAACTGGGATAGGAAAAAATGTAAGAGATGTGTTATGACAATCCCTTACAACGCAAAGCCTTACAGCAATAGGACGTACATACGTGAAGCTTTAAAAGACGACGACATAAAGATAGATAAGGATGAATTAACCCAATGCGTTAAAGCTGTTAGGAATGCAATGGAGGACATAGTCCCCGGTCCTATGAAAGTCATGCGTTGGATTGAAACTGAAGTATCTAAGTCTATAAAAAATGGTGCAAAATTTATTAAATGGGAAACCCCTAGTGGTTTTATTGTCGTTCAAAAACTAATGAAATACGAAACAAAGACAATAAGGACACAATTAATGGGGAGAACAGAGATAGCTATTGCAGGTGAAGAGAAAGGTGTTGACCTTAAACATCACAAGAACGCAACTGCACCAAATTTAATACACAGCTATGACGCATCTCTATTACATCTCAGTATCTTAGAGTTTGGAGATAGACCGATAGCAACAATACATGATTCTGTCCTGTGTTTAGCCACTGATATGAAATACCTTTCCACATTGGTAAGGAAAACATACATGCACCTATTCGCAGAACATGAACCCCTAAAGAACTTTGCCAGAGAGATTAAGGCAGAGACCCAACCGCCGATTATTGGAGACCTAAAACCGGAATCCGTAATTGAATCCACTTACTTTTTTTGTTAATGTCAAGAACCATCCACATCACTGAAGAGCCAGTTGTTTTATCTGGTTTTAATGCAATACTTAAGCCTTCTAAGTTTGGCTATAGCCTCAAGGCTGTAGTTGGACAAGATATAATTGATAAGCTTGAGGAAGAGAGAAAAGACTGCATAGACTGGTGTATTTCCAAGCTATCTAATCCAAAGAGGTCAGTTGTAAAACCAACCCCATGGGAAGAAGTTTACCCCGGACAATTCCTAATCAAGTTCTCTTGGAAAGAGGAGAATAAGCCACCCGTTGTAGACTCAGAGGGTACGTTAATAACAAATGAAGACCTTCCAGTTTTTGAAGGTAGTCAAGTCAAGCTAGGGTTCGTACAGAAGCCTTACATATTGCGTGATGGAACTACATATGGAACTAGCCTTAAGTTATCTGGAGTACAGATAGTCAAGATACAAGAGGGTGCTTCATTAGGGGGAGACCTTGACGAGAAAGGAGTAGCCAAGTTATTTGGTAAGACTAAAGGCTTCAAGGATGGTGATATAGATACCACTGAAGCAGCAGGAACCCCAGCCTCAGTAGAGCCAGATGACTTCTAATGTTTCGCAGCAAACTCGAAGAGAAAGTTGCTGACCTTTTATTTGAATTAAATATTGATTACGAGTACGAAAGTAAAAAGCTCTGCTACGTAATACAACACCATTACTCTCCAGATTTCATCCTACCTAATGGACGAATTCTGGAATGTAAGGGGTATTGGGATAGTCAAGACAGACGCAAGATCCGTGCTGTGATAAAGGACAATCCTGATATAGACCTGAGAATGGTATTTCAAGATCCATTTAAAAAGATCAGCAAAAAATCCAAGACTACGTACGCCACTTGGTGTGACCGATACGACATCAAATGGTGTGCCTACCACGATATACCAATTGATTGGTTAATTTAATGAAAAAACCCACCAAAAAAGAGATTGAAAAATGGGAAACTGAAGAAATGCCTAAAATTTATGATGCTGTTTTCGCAGATATTGGTTTAGAGTCTGCTTTAGCTATTGCTAGTATGTATGTTAAAAATAACGGCTCACCAGTAGGTAAAGAATTACCTTCATTTGGCACAGCATTATTCAAATATATAAGAGATAGTGTCTGATAGCGAATTTCAACGTCATAGTCCGTGCGAGATGTGCGGTAGCTCTGATGCTAAAGCAATCTACACAGACGGACATACCTATTGTTTCAGTTGCCAGTTCTACACGGCTGGCGACTCTACCCCACCCACAATGAATACTAATGTCAATTTCCAAGGATACGCACAACGACTCCACAAACGAGGAATCAGCCAAGCCACCTGCCAATTCTACAAAGTCTTTCGGGATGGCGAACTTCTCCGCTTCCCTTATTACAGCAGCAGCGGCACACTACAGGGATTTAAAACAAAAACTAAATTAAAGGAGTTTAAGTATGAAGGCACTACTACCGATACTCTATTTGGTCAGCATCTATTTCCTAGTGCTGGAAAACTCATCGTTATTTATGAAGGTGAACTAGATGCCCTATCAGGGTGGGAAGCTAAGCCATTTGGAGCACATGTATCATTACCTCATGGTGCGGCTTCAGCTAAAAAGGATTTACAGAAACAGATCCGCTACCTTCAAGGGTACGACGAGATAATCCTATTCTTTGACAACGATGATGCCGGGATTAAGGCAGCCAATGAAGCAGCCTCTATTTTACCTGTGGGTAAAGTAAAGATTGCAAGGTTGTCTGAATATAAGGATGCATCAGATGCACTACAAAAACTAGATTCCACGTCTATTCGATATGCTATTTCTAACGCTAATCCTTATCAGCCAGACGGTATTGTTGATGGTAAAACGTTACTAGAGTTAGTCACAACACCTAACCCTCCATGTCAACATGAGTACAAGATAAAAGGTTTACAGAAACTAACCCATGGCATGAGGTCAGGGGAGCTTACTACTATTTGTGCAGGTACTGGGCAAGGTAAGAGTACATTCTGTAGACAATTAGCTTGTGACTTATTAAACGCAGGAGAAAAAGTTGGCTACATAGCATTAGAAGAATCTAATCGCCGGACGGCATTAGGTCTAATGTCAGTAGCCACAGGTAAAGCCTTACATATAGGAGAACATGAGCCGACTACGCTCAACGATGCATTCCATCATACATTGGCTGATTGGAATTTACATCTTTACGATGGCTTTGGGAGTATGGACCCTAACGTTATATATTCTCGTTGCGAATATATGGCTCTCGGTCTCGAAACCAAAGTCATCTTCCTTGATCACCTATCCATCTTACTCTCTGGTCTCGATGGAATCACGGACGAACGTAGATGTATAGATAAAGTGATGACCGACTTAAGGTCATTGGTTCAACGTACAGGTATTAGTTTATTTCTTGTAAGTCATTTGAGAAGATCAGGTACTGGCTCAACCTCTGCGGAGGAAGGCGGTAGAGTGTCTCTCTCTAGTCTTAGAGGATCACATAGCATAAGCCAGATAAGCGATAACGTATGGGCATTAGAAGCTGCTCAGCAGAAGGAAATCGATAGGTCTACAACCCTACGAGTTCTCAAGAACCGCTACACCGGAGACGTGGGCGTAGCTGCAACGCTTAAGTATGACAAGGAGACATGCCAGTTCGTTGAAGACGACGGAGAATCGTTCAACCCATCCACTGATTTCTAATGATCGTATTCGACATAGAGACCAATGGATTATTAAAGACGGTCTCCAAAGTTCATTGTCTAGTTACCTATGACACTGACACTGACAAGCTAACTGCTTATAACAACCAAGGAAATTGTCCGAGCATTATTGATGGTTTAGTTCAGTTATCTAAAGCTAAGCATCTAATCGGACATAACATCATTGGTTATGACATACCCGCAATACGTAAGATCTACCCTCACTTTAAGTTAGAAGGTAAGCCATTCGATACGTTAGTTCTTTCTCGTTTATTTCATCCAAACATGTATGAGATAGATAAGAAGAGGGAATGGAAGGATATGCCTACCAACCTATATGGACGCCATAGTCTTAAGTCATACGGCTACAGGCTAGGAGAGTATAAAGGTGACTTTGGTGAGACGACTGACTGGGCGGATTGGACACAAGACATGCAGGACTACTGCATCCAAGACGTAAAAGTAACTATGAAACTATGCGAGCACTTCCGGACTTACCTGACTGGTGCTGGCTAGAGCATCAGGTTGCACAAATACTTACTACCCAAGAGGAATATGGATGGCATTTTGATGAGAAATCTGCATGGGAACTTGAACAAGATCTCAGAAGCGAACTGGAAGAAACTACTGCGTTACTTCGAAACAGGCACGCTTTCGTTGCAGACACGGAATTCACTCCTAAAAGAAATAACCAGACTAAAGGTTATGTAGAAGGATGCAAATTCACAAAGCTAAAAGAACTAAATGTTACCTCTAGAGATCATATCGCATGGATTTTGACTACTCACTATGGATGGACACCCTTATCAATAAGCTCCAACGGCAAGCCCGTTATAGACGAGAAGGTTCTAAAGGACCATGGGTCGGATATAGCGATGAAATTTCTTCGATGTCTGGAGCTGAAGAAGCTTTTAGGGATTCTGTGCGAAGGCGTGAACGCATGGCTGAAGCTTGTTACGACGTCTAGCCGGATACATCATCACTGTTCAGTAGCAACTAATACTTTTCGCTGTGCACATCGACGACCAAACATTAGCCAAACTCCGAGCGACCCTAGATTCCGTGCTTTATTCACTGCTGGACCGGGTCTTGTTATGTGCGGGGCTGATTTGTCTGGTATTGAGTTACGGATGCTTGCCCATTATCTTGCACGATATGACGGAGGCAGGTATGCCAGCATCCTCCTTAATGGAGATATACACCAAGTTAACGCAGATAAAATTGGTATTTCCCGTAGACAAGTCAAGACAGTAACCTACTGCTTCTTGTATGGCGGGGGAGATCAGAAGTTAGGTCTGTCAGTTGACCCCCAACTAAAACCAAATAAAGCAAAGAAAAAAGGTCAGGAAATAAGAGCTGCATACGTTGATGCTATTGATGGATTAGGCGACCTTCTAAGGGCTGTAAAAGCCCGTGGAGAGCAGGGATTCATCAAAGGTATAGATGGACGCAAGATCTTAGTAGACAGCCCTCATAAGGCTCTCAACTACCTTTTACAAGGCTCAGCCGGAATTGTCGCTAAGCGGCAAATGGTTATAGCCCACCAAATTTTCAAAGAAATAAATGTTCACTCTCATCAATTGGGATTCATCCACGACGAATTGCAATTTGAGTGCCACCCCAAAGATATAAATGACGTTAAGTTCACCCTTGAACTCTCAGCAGTTAAAGCTGGAGAGTATTATGAATTACGATGCCCTATCGCAGCAGAAGCAAAATCTGGCAGCAATTGGTCAGAGGTACACTGATATAGTTTGGGCTGCAGGTTTATTTGAAGGAGAAGGGAGTATTTGCATAAAAAAACAGACACCAAAACATAGATATCTTAAAATAGGTATGACTGATAAAGATGTCATGCAGAGATTTGTCAATGTTATTGGTTATGGCAATTTAAATGGTCCATATAAAGGTACTAATAAACCTTTCTGGGCATGGGAAGTAAGTAAAAAAACTGAAGTCTTACGCATATTAAAAATGTTCTTACCACACTTCGGTAAACGTAGAGCTGAAAAAGCTATAGAGGCAATTAACCACCTAAATGAAACTACTTATTGACTGCGACTACATCGTCTACAAATGTTGCGCTGCCACTGAAACAGAGCTTGATTTTGGAGACGACGTTATGGTCGTTACATCATCCTTCAAGGAAGCCTATTCGTGCGTAACACGTGAATTAGGTAAAATTCGTAGGGAATTCGGCTCATTCGACGAGATGATCCTATTCTTTACAAGCCCTAATAATTTTAGGAAAAAAATTCTGCCCGAATATAAGGGGCATCGAAATAGAAAAAAGCCCTGTGGATTTAAAAGGGTGATAAATAAACTTAAGTCTGAGTACAAAGTAATAGTTAAAGATACTTTAGAAGCTGACGATGCTTTAGGTATCTACGCTACTAAGTACCCCGGAAATATTATTGTCTCTCCTGATAAGGACATGAGACAAATCCCCGGCAGACTATATGACTTCAAAGAAACTGTAGACATCACACCAGAGGAAGGTGCTAGATGGCATCTCGTGCAATCAATGGCAGGAGATAATACAGATGGATATGCAGGCTGTCCAACTATAGGAATCAAGCGTGCCGAAACTATCTTTAAAGATAAAGGTTACACATGGAAAGCTGTAGTCGAAACCTTCGAAGAGAAAGGGTTGACTGAAGCAGACGCATTAGTCAATGCACAGCTCGCACGAATACTTACCACAGACGACTACGACCATGACAAACAAGAACCAATACTCTGGACCCCCACCTCCGAGTATGAAGTTAACGACGGAACAAGAGTTCCGGCTGAGGTCAATTGAGATAGCAATTAATGATCCTAAAACCACTAAGAAGGATTTGATTACTGTCTTAATGGCACTACAAAAACAGAATATGGTGCTGGGAAATGCTGTTCAAAACTTATTAAATTCATGGCCGAAACCACCAACGACCACGGACCAAGCTACTACCGCAGGGGAACCATTAATGTTTGGGATTTTATTAGGGACCAAGAACTTGGATTCCACCTCGGAAACGTAGTCAAGTATGTATGTAGAGCAGGTTATAAGAACGACGACATAGAAGATCTAACCAAAGCCATCCATTACCTATCTAATGAAATCGAATCTAGAACAAGCAAAAGAGTTCAGGGAAGCGTTCGGAGTCCAGAACTCCCAGAACTTGCCTTCCAGAACTTTACAGAAGAACCTAATACTTGAAGAGGTTAAAGAGTTTCTAGAAGCAGAGGGTATGTTATTCAGACAGAGCTTAAGTCTTCACGAAGATGCTCTTAAAGAATTAGCTGACCTTGTATATGTCTGCTACCAATACGCAGCGAATATGAATTGGGACTTAGACGAAGCTCTACGTCGAGTCCATCAAAGCAACATGTCAAAACTAGATGAGGATGGAAAGCCTACGTATAGGGAAGACGGCAAAGTTCTAAAGAGCAAAAATTATAAACCACCTACCTTACAGGACTTAGTATAAATGGCAAATAAAATAGCAAGAACTGGAAGAGTCCAGTCATGGATCGACGATCCAGAGTCACGTCTACCCGTATCATGCACTGTTTTCGTCGTTGACGATTCAATGGAGGGACCAAATGGAATTGAAGCATCGTGGAGATTTGTATCACATGCTCTACGAAATGGAGCAGGTGTCGCAGTCCACTTGTCGAAACTTAGACCAAAAGGAACTGAAAGTATTAAAGGAAATGACACACTTGTTGCGTCAGGACCAGTCTCATTTGCAAAAATCTACTCAACACTAAATGAAATTCTTAGGAGAGGGGGCACCTACCGTAACGGTGCTTGCGTTATTACTCTTGATTTGGGGAGTCCTGATATCCTCGACTTCATACATACTCCCCGCGCTGAACTTCCGTGGGTCAAAAGATGCATTAATCTCACCCCTAAAGACTGGGCAGAAGCAACTTCAGAAGTTAAAGGAGCCGTCCTTAAAGGCATTTCCAAAGGGGACATTTGGCTTGCCAAAATAAAGCACGATAAACATGGAAACAGAATCTACAGCAACGTCTGTTTGGAAGTCTTCATCGGATCACGATCTACATGTCTGCTACAGCACATCAACTTGGGAGCTTGTAAAATTGGAGAACTGCGTACAGCTTTCAGTGAAGGCATGTCCTCGTTGTGCGAGTTACATGGCAAAACAGGTGTTGGAGTTAGCGGAGAATATAAACCGCCCGAAGAGGATCGCCAAGTCGGACTTGGATTCCTTGGACTAGCTAACTTCCTAAGACAAAACAAAATAACTTATGCCCAGTTTGGTGACTCACTTGAGAAGGTAAACAAAGGAGAGTGGGTCGAAGGTACCAGTGGTATTGCAGCACGGGAACTTTATATGGGCATACAACAAGCTGCAGCAAAAGCGGAATACTATGAGATGGATAGAGCATTCGCTATAGCTCCTACTGCATCTTGTTCATATAGAAGTAAAGATCTCGAAGGCTTCACGTCAACTCCAGAGATCGCACCACCTATAGCTCGTTCAGTTGATAGAGACTCAGGTACATTTGGGGTACAACATTATGAATATGGTGACGTAGAGATCGCATCCGAAGTTGGATGGGATACGTATAAGAAGGTAGCTGATCAGATAATGATCATGCTAAACCAAACAGGATTGCTTCATGGCTATAGCTTCAACTCTTGGAGCGACATGGTGACTTACGATGAAGCATTTATAGAGGAGTGGCTAAAGAGTCCACAAACCTCTCTCTATTATTCTCTGCAAGTGATGTCAGACGTGCAAGATAAGTCAGATGCTTATGCTGCTTTAGATCAAGAAGACGTTGATAGTTACCTCGCAGACATATTGAGTACCCCAGAAGAAATTACCTGTGACTGTCAACAATGAACCCGTATGAGAAGTTACTCGCAAGGAAGCGAACATGGAATCCTGTCCAAACAACAAGAGGAAAATTTAAAGAAGGAGCTGAAGAGACCATCTTCCGTGCTTTGGCAATACGTCACATGGAAGTACCAGTGGGGGATTTTATCACCGACGCTCTTGAGAAGGATGTACCTTCTCGTTCACGAAAGCTTCTAGAGTCGAACGTAGTAGATGAAGAGAGGCATGACTTAGCATTAAACTATATAGTCAATGCCCATGGTGTTAATGAGACTGCAGAGAAAGAAGCATTCCTATTAAGAGACGCATGGAATAGTCATCCTGACCACACCATTACTAAAGCGTTAGTGATAGAGAGAGCGATATTCTTCGTACTCCTACCGTTCTTTAGATTCAATGGTGACGCAGGTCTGGCAACGGTTTCAGCAGACATCTCAAGGGACGAGCAGATTCATGTTGCAACTAACTCACTTGTCTGTGCGGAGCTGGGGCATGACCCTAGCCCGTCGCTAGACAAGCTACGTAAAGCAACGATCAACTGGATCATGCAACCTCTTAAGTATGAGAACAGCGATCAATATTTGAGCAGAAAATTTTGGCTCGAAACAAGCGACAACCTTATGTATAAGGGGAAAGCACCACAACTAAACGCTACCAAAGCAGGAAGAATGCCTGCCTTCTTTGAACATGACAACCGGAATCTCCCTCAATACGCTTAAGCTCCACAACGATAGGTTGGATGAGCTGATTAATAGGCTTGAGGAAAACTTTGGTTGGAAACCAATCCATCCCAAAGAGGACATACAAACAATTATGTATCGAGCTGGTCAAGCCAGCGTCATTGAATACATCAGATCAATAATGGATGAAGAAATCTAATGTGCTTATTTAATCAAAAATCACCAGCACCACCACCACCATTACCTCCAGCACCACCACCACCATTACCCCCTACCCCTCCTACGCCAGCACCTGACCCTGTAGTAAAGGATTTAAACCCACAGGTAAGGAGAGCTAAGAGTCAGAGTTCTAAAAAGAAGGGAAGTAACTTTGCAAAAGGTACTGGATCACAAGCTATTAAGCTTGCACCAAAATTAAATGCAGGTATGTATAAAGGTGGGGGTCTTAACTGATGTTCGCTCGTGAGAGGTACAATCAACTGCAAACAGCTCGACGACAATTCCTAGACAAAGCAGTTGAATGTTCAAAACTCACGTTACCATACCTAATAACAGACGATCTTTCTTCAAGACCTACACATGAAACCTTAAATGTACCTTGGCAATCAGTGGGAGCCAAGTGTTGTGTTGCCTTAGCAGCAAAGCTAATGCTTGCAACGCTACCTCCCCAAGCCACATTCTTTAAGCTACAGGTAAGGGACGATAAGTTAGGTGAAGATATACCAGCAGAGGCACGTAGTGAATTAGATCTTTCATTCTCCAAGATGGAGCGCATGGTCATGGACTATATCGCTGCATCAAATGACAGAGTAGTTATCCACCAAGCACTTAAACATTTAATTGTTGGTGGTAACGCTTTGTTATTCATGGGTAAAGATGGAATAAAGAACTACCCACTGAATCGGTACGTCGTCAACAGAGATGGAAACGGTAACGTCCTAGAAATAGTTACAAAGGAGTTGATAAACAAAGATGTTCTCGGTTATGACCTTCCAGTTAAAACCCCGAACTCTGTTAGTGATGAATCTCAGGGTGCAGGATCTGAAGATGTCGAAGTTTACACGTACGTGAAACTAGAGAACGGCAGATGGATCTGGCATCAAGAATGTCACGACAAAATAATCCCAGACACTAGAAGTTCTGCTCCTAAGAATGCAAGCCCATGGCTTGTGTTGACCTTTAATGAGGTAGATGGAGAGCAGTATGGACGTGGAAGGGTAGAAGAATTTCTTGGAGACCTAAAGTCTTTAGAGGGATTATCACAAGCTCTAGTTGAAGGAGCAGCAGCAGCAAGTAAGGTTATCTTCCTTGTCTCTCCTAGCTCAACAACTAAGCCAGCAACCATAGCTAAAGCAGCTAATGGTGCAATAGTTCAAGGGCGAGCTGAAGACGTAACAGTAGTTCAGGTAGGTAAGACTGCTGACTTTGCTACTGCTGCACAGATGGCTCAACAGATAGAGAAGAGATTACTAGAAGCCTTCCTTGTGATGAACGTAAGGAATGCAGAACGAGTTACAGCAGAAGAGGTAAGGCTTACACAGCTAGAACTTGAACAACAACTCGGCGGTATATTCTCTCTACTTACTGTCTCATTCCTAATACCATACCTAGCTAGAACCTTGTTGGTCTTACAGAGATCCAATGAGATACCTAAGCTACCTAAAGATTTAGTACGACCCAAGATCGTTGCAGGTATTAATGCATTAGGTCGTGGTCAGGATAGAGAAAGCTTGAATATGTTCATAGCAACCATTGCTCAGACACTTGGTCCAGAGGCATTGATGAGATACATAAACCCAGAGGAAGCTATTAAACGTTTAGCTGCTGCACAAGGTATAGATGTATTGAATCTTGTTAAGTCTCCAGAACAGATGGAAGAAGAGAAGCAAGAGGCTATGAATATCCAACAGAATCAGACCTTACTAGAACAAGCTGGTCAGTTTGCTAATTCAAAACTAGCTGACAGTGAGAACATGCAAGGAATGCAACAACCAGAACAACCACCTATAGAGTAAATGGCAGAGACATTAACGTATGACAACACACCAGATGCTGAAGTTTTAACTGAAGAGGAACAAGACTCGTTAGCAGTTGGTGAAGAGTTACAAGCTCAACAAGAACAACTATTAGCAGGTAAGTATAAGAACGCTGAAGATCTTGAGTCGGCTTATCTGGAACTACAAAAGAAACTAGGTAGTGATGATGACACAGAAGAAAGCGAAGACTACGAAGCAGAAGGAGAAGGAGTTGATGAGGAGGTACCTGATGCGTCTCCTGCAGTCAGTCTGATAGAGGAAGCCTCGGCTGAATACTATGCAAATGATGGAGAGCTGACACCTGAGACTATCTCTAAGTTCTCCCAGATGAGTAGTCAGGATCTTGTTAATGCTTACCTTGAAATACAGAAGAACAATCCACAAGCTCAGCAAACTCAAGCAGTTGAGTTAAGTGATTCAAGTATTAATGAAATACAAAACGCTGCTGGTGGTGAACAAGCTTATGACCAACTAACTAATTGGGCTGCTGCAAACTTACCAGACCATGAGATAGATGCCTTTGACAACCTAATAGATAGTGGCAATGTAGCTGCCATCAAGATGGGTATCACTGCTATGCAATCTAAATACAACGAGGTCAATGGCTACGAAGGACGAATGCTACAAGGTAAAGCACCAAGCTCATCTGGAGAAGTATTCCAAAGTCAAGCTCAATTGGTAGCAGCAATGAGTGATCCTCGTTATGAAAATGATCCAGCTTATAGACAAGACGTCATAAGCAAACTTGATAACTCAGATCTTAATTTTTAACTATGCCAAATTATAAAGATGCTAAGCAGATATGGGAGTCAGCCAAGGAACAGCAAAGACTAAATGCTGAACGTCTCCGTAGAAAAAAGATGAATGCTGATGGAACCCTGAAATCATTCAACGAAGGCTACGGAACCAACCAGAAGGTGAAATAACTATGACTAAAACAAAACTAAAACCCAGACCTATATACAAGAAACCAAATGCCTAGAGGAGTTGGTACATACGGTACTAAGAAAGGTAGACCACCTAAGAAGGGTACCAAGAAGAAGTAGGTAGTCATGGCGACCTGAACTTTCATCCTCGCCATTCACCTACCTTTGAATTCAATGACCACAACAACCGAATACGGTAAACAAAACATCTTCGCAAAAGAACCTCCCATACAACTTATGGAAAATCATAATCACGAAGGCGATCCTATGCACATCGCTGAAGAGCTTAACGGACGAGTAGCAATGCTTGGAATCGTAGCAGCTCTAGGTGCATACATAACAACAGGACAAATAATCCCCGGCATTTTTTAAATGACAACAGCCACATTAACTAAACCTTTATCAACCAACTGGAATAGCTTTTGTGACTGGGTTACTAGCACCAACAACCGCCTCTACTTGGGGTGGTTTGGTGTTCTTATGATTCCCGCACTCTTAACAGCAACTACTTGTTTCTTAATAGCATTCGTAGCAGCACCACCTGTAGACATTGATGGAATACGTGAACCAGTTGCAGGCTCACTTATTTATGGAAACAACATCATATCAGGTGCAATCGTACCCAGCTCAAACGCAATCGGACTCCACTTCTATCCCATCTGGGAAGCAGCCAATCTCGATGAATGGCTTTACAACGGTGGACCCTACCAACTCATCGTCTTTCACTTCCTCATCGGTATCTCAGCTTACTTGGGACGCCAATGGGAACTTAGTTACAGACTAGGAATGAGACCATGGATTTGTGTAGCTTATTCCGCACCAGTCGCTGCATCATTTGCAGTCTTCCTTGTATACCCATTCGGTCAGGGGAGCTTCAGTGATGGTATGCCTCTTGGTATTAGCGGTACTTTCAATTTTATGTTCGTATTCCAAGCCGAACATAATATCCTCATGCATCCTTTCCACATGCTCGGTGTTGCTGGGGTATTCGGCGGTGCTCTTTTCGCTGCAATGCACGGAAGTCTCGTTACTTCCTCACTTATTAGAGAAACGACTGGCTTAGTTTCACAAAACTATGGATACAAATTCGGTCAAGAAGAAGAGACGTATAACATTATTGCGGCTCATGGCTACTTTGGGAGACTTATCTTTCAGTATGCCTCTTTTAATAATAGCCGGAGTCTACACTTTTTCCTTGCTACTTTCCCCGTCGTTTGCATATGGCTTACCTCTATGGGAATCTCCACTATGGCTTTTAATCTCAACGGCTTTAACTTTAACCAGTCCGTCGTCGATGCAGGTGGAAGAACAGTGCCAACTTGGGCTGATGTCCTGAACCGCGCTGACCTTGGCATGGAAGTAATGCATGAAAGAAATGCACACAATTTCCCACTTGATTTAGCTGCAGTAGATACACCTGAAACAATCTCTATAGGTTAATCAAATCTTAAACACTTTAACAAAATATATAAAGGATACTGTTGACTCTGCTAAGTATATCTTACAGGGTCTAGCAGTGACTTTTGACCATATGGGTAGACGACCAATAACAGTTCAATATCCTTACGAAAAACTAATACCCTCTACTCAATATAGAGGACGTATACACTTTGAAATGGATAAGTGTATTGCTTGCGAAGTATGTGTAAGGGTATGTCCCATTAATCTCCCAGTCGTCGATTGGGTGATGAATAAGGAAGCAAAGAAAAAAGAACTAAGAAATTATTCTATTGATTTTGGTGCTTGTATATTTTGTGGTAACTGTGTTGAGTATTGTCCAACAAATTGCTTATCAATGACAGAAGAATATGAACTTGCTGCATTTGATAGACATAGTTTGAATTTTGACAATGTTGCATTAGGTCGTCTACCTACAAACGTAACACTTGATCCAAGTGTAAAGGTATTAAAAGAACTTACCTATTTACCTAAAGGTAAAATGGATCCACATTAACCACGTCCGTTCATCCATCATTCATGGACGCATGAAACCAAGGCATGGAACGGGGTCTTGGTACTAGAGGATTTATTATGTCACAAGTAGAACTCCAAGCTCGTATTAAAGAGCAACAGGAATTTCAAAAGGCAATGAAACTCAAGTATCGTGGTGTCACTTACACTAAATACACAACTAATTTAATTTAATGAAAAAACTTGCACTTGTCCTAACAACCGCCCTTGTTTCTACACCTGCAATGGCTGGACCTTATGTTAACGTCGAAACAAACGCTAACTACACTGGCTCTGATTTTACATCTCGTGCTACAGATCTACACTTGGGTTATGAAAACTCTGTCGGCAATATTGCTTACTACGTACAAGGTGGTAAGACGATTGATGCTGTTGATGGGGTTGATTCAGAGTCTAATTTCTCTGGGAAGCTTGGTGGCTCTGTCTCTGCTACAGATAAACTTGGCCTCTATGGTGAAGTATCTTTCGCACAAGTGGAAGACGCTGATAACACCTTCGGTACAAAGCTAGGAGCAAAGTTCAGCTTCTAAGTGAAACGCTTTAATGAATTATGGATAGTAGTCTTCGGATTACTATCCTTTTTTATATTGGTAGAAAGTATGCACTTAAACTACCATCGGTCAGAGACACCTCAGTGTCGGATCTCTGACTAATTCCCTTGACCCTTACCCGCTACGGTCCGTTGTAGTCGGTCAAGGAATTTAGTAACTGGTATAGCGGAACTATACTAGATTCGATTAATGAAATAATTATGCCTTTTCATACAAATACCACAAAAAATACTGTGGTATATTCTTCTCCTACTTGGGAGACGAAAGTTTTACAAAATAATTTAACATTAGGAGCTAGTTTAACTGAAACTACTGGTATTATAGATGAATTTAAAATAAGTATAGGTAAATATGAGCGTATCATTGGTGAAGTAAATGTTTTTTACACTTCAAATAATGCTAATGAATTTTCATTTAGATTTCAAAATGTAGATTCTGCTAATGCTTATCTAGATACTATTTTTAATTATTCTGTAGTAGCTTGTATAGGTGATGTTGTAGATTCTAATAATGCTGAGAATGCAAACCTAGAAGGTGGTACAGCTTCAGATGCTTCACCAAACAATAATACAGGTAGAGGTGCTATAATAAGACTAAATGCAGGCTCAGATGACTCACCTTTAGCTGCAACTATTAAATTTTCAGCTATAGGTAACGAAGGTAAAAATGGTACATTAAGTTTTCAAGCAGGTGGTATAGATGGAGCACCTGTTCTACTAGCTGGATCATGGATTAATTATAAGAGGTTCTAATCATGCCATTATATACAAACACAACAGCAGGTACAGTAACTTATTCATCAAGTGCAGTTAATTATCAAAGTATATTAGCAAATGATACTGATTCTGTCAATAACAGTAATACAGTAGCAGCACAATCTGATTTTACGATTGCACTAGGTAAAAATGAAAGAATTATAGGTGAGTTAGGTATCTGGTATTTCGCACATCAAAATAAAGATTTCAGATACCAATTAGTTGGACCTACAGGATCAATAATAAGATGGGATGTAGATGGTCGTAAAGTTGATGGATCTGCACATATTTATGTAGAAGAATCTACAACCAATACTGGTGTATTAGATGTTGCAACTGATGGATCTGCTAATATTACTGGATTTTTAAGATATACTCTTACTATTATCAATTCAAGTACTGCAGGTAATTTTGAATACAAATGGTCAGCTAACACAGTAGAAGATGCGGTTGGTAATAAATGCTTTTTAAAAGCAGGTTCATATTTAAAATATAAGAAGTTCTAAACAAACTCAGATAAGGAGCACCTCAGAGTCGGACTCCTTTTCTTTTGGCTTTTGGCCCTGTACGCAGGATACCCTTTAGCCGTCTAGACGGTGGGATAGACCACAAAAAATGATCAAAAAATTTACGTGCGTAAGAAAGTAAACACATACATTAATTAAAAGATAATGGCTAATGCCACACAATCGGTATTAGGTTCAGCTAATAAGGCTGTATCTAGTACATGGGGCGGTGATTATGATACTAAGTATAACACCTACCTCAAGCTGTTCTCAGGTGAGCTATTTAAAGCTTATGAGTCAGCAACAATTGCAAGAGATACAGTACAAAGACGTACACTAAAGAACGGTAAGAGTTTACAGTTCATCTTCACAGGAAGAATGACCGCTGCTTATCATGAGCCAGGAACCCCTATATTGGGTTCGGGTGATCCTCCAGTAGCTGAGAAGACAATCAATTGTGATGATCTCCTTATCGGTTCAGCTTTCATTTATGACTTAGATGAAACACTTGCTCATTACTCACTTAGAGGAGAAATCAGTAAGAAGATCGGTCATGCTTTAGCTGAAGCATATGATAAGAAAATCTTCAGAACGATTGCTTTAGCAGCTCGTGAGTCACATCCTATCGAGGCATCTCCTGGTCCTGAGCCTGGTGGTTCTCAGATCCAATTAGGTGTAACTAAGGAGTATGATGCTCAAGCACTAGTAGATGCTTTCTTTGAAGCAGCTTCTATTCTTGATGAAAAGAATATGCCTAAGCAAGGTAGAACAGCTGTACTATCTCCAAGACAGTACTATGCTCTAGTTTCTCAGGTATCTACTAATATCCTTAATAGAGACTTTGGTAATGGACAAGGTAATCTAAATTCTGGTGAAGGTCTATATGAGATCGCTGGTATTCAGATCAGACGTTCTAATAATCTACCATTCCTAGCTGGTACAGTAAACGCTGAAACTGGTGAGAACAATGCATACAATGGAGACTTCTCTAAGCACTGTGGTTTAATCTACTACAAAGATGCTGCTGGTGTTGTTGAAGCAATCGGTCCTCAAGTTCAAGTAACTTCAGGGGATGTTTCAGTACTTTACCAAGGAGACGTTATTGTTGGACGTTTAGCAATGGGTGTCGGTACACTTAACCCTGCTGCTGCGATTGAATTGATTTCTGACAGAACATAAGAGGTATAAATCATGCCTTTAAAACCTGGTACACAGAATACAGTAGAAAAGCATACAGGTGTCGGTGGAGTAGTTTCTATAACTAAAGATCCATTTGCTCCTGTAGTAGTAGGTAGAACACACCTTGATTACAAAACTATGACCATAGACCAAGATGGTATTACTCAAGCTAGTCCTGGTGTATTTACATCAGTTGGTCATAATTTAACTACTAATGATATTCTTATATATAATACAGAAGGTGGTACTGCATTAGTTAGTTCTGCTAAAACATATGCAGATGGTGATGTACTATATGTTGTAAGAGTAAATGATGATACTTTTAACATTGCTTCTGAAAGGAATGGATCTGCATTACAAATAACTAATGACGGTAATGACAACCAAACTTTTTCCAGACTAATTGGAAAGGTAACTTAAACAATACAATAAATAATTATGGCAGTCCCAGAAGGCGTAGGAGGTTATGGTGTCTGCACAACAGATGCTGAAAGACTTTCCGTCGCAAGAACTAGTGATGCTGGCACCGTTTCAGGTGTTAAATCAATCACAAAAAATTTACGTTTAGCGTATTCAACTGTAGGAACAGTAAGTAGCGATGAAATAGTCGATACTTGTTTTGTTGTAGCAGCTCAAGTACAATAAACACATACACAGGGAGGCTTCGGTCTCCCTTTTTAATATAAAGATTATCCGAT